GTTCACGGCGGGGCGTCGGCGCAAGCCCACACGGTACGAGCGGCACGTCAACTTGACGGCGATTGAGGACCGGCAGGATAAGCTGGAAGCGACCCTCACGGACGAACTCTCGCGTCTGATGGAGTTGATGCAGAACGAGACCTTGAAGAAGGTCGATAAGCTCTTGGCCAAACGGGCACTGATCGACAAGTTCAGCGTGCGGCACGTGGGTGACATGACAAAGGCGGTCAAGGCCGCGATGATCTCCGCACATCTCGGCGGCAAGCTCGACATCAAAGGCGAGTACGAATCCGCGATGGGTGTGAAGCTTACGCTCGACGCGGAAGCCGTAACATTCGCCGATGCAGCCGGTATCACAATGATCCCCGAAGCGGCACGGAAATATTTCAAAGGTAAGGTGCCATTCACAGACGCGGAGCTTGCGAAGCTGGCGAAGGACGCCTTCTTCATCACCGGCGTCCAGCGTGACCAGATCGTCAAGGAATGCAAGTTCGTGCTCTACAAGGGGCTGAAGAAGGGCGATCCACGCTGGACCCGCACGCAGCTCCGGCTCGTCTTCGAGAAGTACATCGAGACAAGCCAAGTCAAGAACGACGCGCTGATGCACCCGTGGCGTATCGAGACCATTGTGCGCACGAACCTTGCCGATGCGTGGTCCGGTGGCCGCGAAGCGATGCTCCGCGACCCCGACGTTGACAAGGACGTGGTGGGTTACCAGTGGTCATCAATCCTTGACGGCAACACGACAGACCATTGCGAGCAGATGGACGGGCGCGTGTTCGACAAGGACGATGTAGAACGGCCACCCGCACACATGAACTGCCGGAGCTTCATTGTGCCGGTATTCCGGGGTGAGACGTTCGAGAAGTCGAGCTACAACGAGTTCCGCCAGCTCCGGGCCGATGGATTCTAGCGAGGTGACAAGCATGGGAACTACAGCACTGCACGATCTACTCACAGGCCCGTCACGGCGCACGCAGCCGAAGGTGCTGATGGCACCCGGTGTAAGGAATGGGCGCGTGTACACGCTCGACAATCTCCGTGAGTTCGCTGTCAACTTCGCTGAGACGAAGGGCCGCCGGATGCCAAGCCTGAGCCTGATGCTGACGGCTGACAGGTTCGGCAAGGCGTCGCTGGGTCACGATAACGATCCGGCCACAGCGGACGCGCTTGGCATTCCGCTCGCATCGGACGGCAATCCACGTCTGGGCGATCTCGCCGAGGTGTGGCTGGAAGAGGAAACTAAGCGGCTGATGGGCGTGTTCGATAACGTCCCGGAACCCGTGGCGAAGCTGATCGATGCGGGGAAGATCACGGAAGTCTCGATCACACACCCGCTCAAGTACCACGATACGGACGCGGGCAAGTACAGGAACTTCATGATCTGGGACGTGGCATTCGTCGCTAAGGATTTCCCTGGCGTACTGGACCAGGGCGATCGGCTGGCGATGGTACACACGGTCAAGACAGAAGATGGTGAGGAGATCGAGGCTGTTGTGGTCACGTTCTCCCAGAGCGAGGACGTGGAGAACGTAACCGAGGACGGAGGAGAGGACATGGAACTCAAAGACCTGCTGGTAAAGGTGGGGTGTGACAGTGCGGACGCTCTCGTTGCGAAGATGACGGCTCAGGGCGAGCTGATCGGCAGTCTGTATAAGATCTTCGGCGAAGACATTGACGGCCTGGACGGCGCGACCGCGAAGATGACGGAACTTACGGACAGCGTGGCGACCCTTACGGCTGAGGTTGCCGGGTTCAAGTCGGCCAGTGATGCACGCGATACCGCCGAGGCTTTGACTGCGGCCGAGGCGCGTGAGGCCAAGCTGACGGAGACGCTTGAGGCGTGCGTCGAGGCCAACCAGATCGCGCCCTGGGAAGTCGAGGGGATCAGACGCGACGCCGCGCACATGGGCTTCGTTGACGAGGTGAAGTTTACGGTCGGCGAGGACGAGGTTGAAGGGACAGAGCATGACGAGTTCTGCGCGCGCCTCACACATCGCCCGGTGATCGTCAAGCTGTCGGAGAAGTCCGAGGCTGGCGCGGGTGCTGATCCTGAAGCTGCGGCGACTGCCAAGATGACGGCGAAGGAGATCGCGATCGCGGACGGTATGGGTACAACTCACGAGGCGTGGGTCGAGAACAGAGACGCGGAATAGCACAAGAGCAGCCCGCCAAGACGCGACAACAGCAGCACGAGTAGAGCGGGTGACGTGACGGACAACATATCATTTCTAGGAGGTAGACAACATGGCCGCGATTACTGCTGCGGTAAACAGGGCTCGTCAGGATGGCGATTTCCAGATGGTCCCGCTGGATGCGAGTGCAGGGCTCGTGCCGAAGGGCGCGATGGTCTGCAACGATGCATCGGGCTATGGTGCCAACGCTGCGGATACTTCAGGATTTATCTTCAAGGGCATCGCCGTTGAGAGCAAGACAGGTGTTACGTCGGACGGTCTGGTTTCCGTGAAGGTCGACAAGAGAGGCGTGTGGACGTTTGCGTTTGGCGCGGGCAGTCTCGCCCGGACCGATGTTGGCACTCTCGTCTTCGTCACGGACAACAACACTGTCGACGTGGTGGGTACGACCACCCACGATGTTGCGTGCGGCGTGATTGTCGAGTGGGTGGACGCCGACACGTGCAAGGTGGACATCGACGGGTACGCAACCTAGCAGCACAAGACAACAGGAGAGGTGACACATGGCAAGGTTTGACTATACCGACGCTGCGAAGTCGGTACTGCCGGGGATGCGTACTGAGTTCATGAGGGCGTATGATGCTGCTACGACCGAGTGGACCAAGATCGCGCAGAAGGTTCCCAGCACGCAGAAGATTGAAACGTACCCACGCATAGTCGGCACGGGCGGACCGCATGAGTGGACCGACGAGCGGATTCCGGGCGGGGGCGAGGAGCACTACTTCCAGGTCACGAACAAGGACTACGCGGTCGAAATCCGCATCTCCCGTGACATGCTCCGGTACAACAACTACGGCCAGATCAACATGATAACGGCGTCGAAGGCTGCACAGATGGCGTCGTATATTGACCAGCTCACGTTCGAGTTGCTGGCCGCAGCGGCTACCACGGCAACGTACATCGGCGACGATGATACGTACATCGTGGACGGCGCGCACGAGGAAGGCAACAGTGGATCGCAGAGCAACCTGACAGAGACGGCTCTCTCACATGCCACGCTGTCGGCGGCAAGGGTTGCGGGCATGAAGATCAAGGACGCGGCGGGCAAGCCGCTCCCGATTATCTTTGACAGGCTCGCTGTCCCGCCCGATCTCGTCGAAGAGGCAACGAAGCTCGTTGGCACTCCAAAACTCACGGGTAGCACGGACAATGACCTCAACTGGCACTACGGGGCGGGGATCGAAGTGGTCCCAAATCCGTACCTGTCCGATACCAACAACTGCTTCCTGCTCTGCACGAAGCGCAGCATCATGCCGATGCTCTGGCAGGAGTTTGAGGGACCGACTCCGCTCTATATCCTCCGGGATGAACTCAAGACCAAGAAGTTTGTGGATTATGGTTCCGATATGACAGGCCGTGCGTCGTTCACTGACTGGCGTCTGATCCACGGTTTCATCGTCGGGTAGCAGTACGCGCTGAGGGGTGGTCGCAGACAGCGACCACCCCGGCACAGGAGGGACGAATATGAAGCATGTTCTATACACGGGGCTGATAGTAGCCGGGCTGGCGTTTGTTGTCTGGGCAGGTTCCACACAGGGCGACTGGGGCGTTGGCGGCAAATTGGAAGTAACAGGCACATCGACACTCACAGGCGTGACCACGGCGACAGGTGGGGTGGTCGGCGATGTCACAGGTGACATAACTGGCGACGTAACTGGCGACATCACGGGCGATGTGACCGGCGCGGTCGTTGCCGAGGTGGCATTCAAGGGCAACCTTCCGGCGATCACCGGCACTAACGGGATGGACAGCCGATTATATCGGAACACGGCGGGCGATTCGCTCTGGATGGGCACGGATGCCGATTCCACATGGACGCAGATTGCACCGTAGGACGGCACGGATTCGCTCTTTGTCTCAACGGGTTCGGCGTGGCTCTCATGGGCCGATGACTAGGAGAAAGATATGAGTAATCTCAGGAACGGCCTCGTGGCTTTTGGTATGGTCGTTATCTGCTATGTGGTGGCAACGGCCATCGTTTGCTATGTAGCGCCGACATCCGCGTTCGCGGACAGTCTCAGTGGGCCACTCACGTTGCAGGGGAACCTGACAGTAGCCGGGAACATACATTCCACCCTTGACGGGGATTTTGACAACAACCTCAATGTCGACGGTGACACGGTGATCGACGGTTCTTGTGATATGAACACCGCCGTAGCAGATACCTTCAAGCCTGGAAGTGGTACTTCTTTCTATATCCGGGCTGCGGATGGTCAAGATGACGCGGTGCTCGATACGTACCAATTGACTGTTGACGGCACCTCTACGTTGACGGGCGTTGTAACGGCTGCGGCTGGTTTTGTGGGTGATCTTACTGGATCAGTCACTACCGAAGTTGCTCTGAAGGGTAATCTGCCATCAGACAAATCCGCCATCGCCGCACTTGACGGGCGGCTCTATCGCAATGCAAGCGGCGACACAGGCTGGATAGCGACTGATGCTGATTCGACATGGGTACAGATGTGGCCATAGGGGGTTTGATATGCGAGCACTCATAACCGCCCTTGTAGTTGCACTCATGGCGAGCCCGGTCATGGCCGAAACCGTGACCATCCCGGACGACATCAATGTTGTGGACGACGCGACGGTTGGCGGGAATCTGAACGTTGACGGGGCGCTCTCGGCAGGTACGCAGATCAGTGCATCCACGTTCTCGATCCCGACCATCAAACAGTGGATAATCTACGAGTTTGATGAGAGCCAGAACAGCGGCAAGGCATATCCCGACACGTTCATCAACTTGGAGAAGCGGCCACTGTTCACTGCGGTCGTGGATGGTTCTATTGTGAACGTCATCGCACTGATTCACGGCGACGGTGACGCGGCGTGGGATTCGCTTACGGTGGATGTGCTGGCAGGTGTTGGTGCCGACACGAGCTGTCTCTCTGTATTGCCGAAGATCATAGCTTCACAGGGCGACAAGGCGTCATCGCAAGACGGCGACGGACGGGCTACCACTACCAATCCGGCCACGCGGGATGTGAGTGCCGGAGAACTCATCGAACTCTCGGCGCGAACGTATGGCACGGTCACAGGCCCGCCCGTGGGTCTCAAGATCTGGGTGATCTTCGCGCCCGACCACTAGGAGGACGCATGAAGTACACAGTCTGCTACCGGGCCGGGCATACCCATGTGATCGAGTTCGCGGGCATGTCGTGGACGCCCGGCGAGCTTGTCGAGTTCTCTAAGCCCGACGACATTCCCGACGCCGTGCGCGAAGATGCGCGGTTTGATGTCGGGGAAAAGAAGACCGGCCGGAAGAAGAAGGTTGAGATGGTGCCCGATGAACCGACCGGGCTGGGGGAATAGCCGTGGCGAGCCTGTACTATACAGACCACGACACCATTCGCGCCGTCAAGTTCGGCGACGTGTCGGTGGACGATCTGTCCGAGCTGACTCTGATCGCGGCTGAGAAACAGGCATACGGGTACATCAACGCCGCGCTTGCGGGTGTGTATTCAGTGCCGTTGCCCCTCTTCTCGACGAGCAACACGCCGGGACTCATCACGGACATTTCCGACATCATCACGATGTGGATTGCGAAGCGGTATGTCTCCGGTCACAATGTCCGGTCAATCGGGCCGCTCAAGGAACTGTATGAGCAGGCGATGGATTGGCTTGACATGTTACGGGTAGGCAAACTGTCGCTGCCGGGTATGACAAGAACGAACGTGGCGAGTTCCAATACTTCGGGCGAGCACCGGGTATTCGTGTCGCTTGAAACGCTCGATCTCGAACAGGACGCGGACCAGATTACACGGCTCGAAGACGAGAGGAGCTAGCACGTGGCGATGTTTTCCGTGTCGCTCGACGATACCGAGTTCCGCGATCAACGGAAACGGATGCGGATAGCGTTCGGGGACCCCACGCCGCTCCTGAAACGTGTCGGCTGGATCATGGCCAAATCCGTCAATACCACGTTCAAGGGCGGCGGCAGGCGCGCGGGTTGGAAATCATTGTCGCCGATGACGCTGGGTATACGTAAATGGCGGGCGGGTGGCGGTGGTAGCGGTGGCCATCCCGCGTACACGGAGAAGATTCTCGAAGTCTCAGGTGATCTTCGCAAGAACTGGGAAGTCAAGGTTACGAAAACGCGGGACGGTGGACGTGTACGGATCGGGTCGGGTATGCGCTACGCCAATGTTCACCATTTCGGCAAGACGATCCCCGCACCGAAGAGCTGGAAGACGCGGAGTACGGTGAAGATCCCAAAGCGCACGCTCATCCAGTTCTTCCCGGACGATCTCAATGCTATCCGCGACGCCGCTGACAGGTTTGCAGAAGAGGCGATAAGGTAATGCCGGAACTCAGAATCAAAGATTTCGACTTCACGAACGCGGCGGATTGGACTCTGACGGATTCCGCCGTGATTGTGGACGATATACTGACGCTACCGGACGAGGTGGTGCAGCTCTATCCGTGGAATGTTCACAAATGGTCGCCCGTGATGCCGGAAGAACCGGCTGATTCCGACGCCTACCAGCCCGCTCTCGACCAATTGTATTATGCACTCGACGGTAACGATCCGGCAACGGCACTCGCGTTCGTGCAGTCCGAGTTCGGTTGCTATCTCAAGCGCGACGACGCAAACGTAGGGCCGCTCGATCTCTATGCACGCTACAACAGCTTGACCGGCAAAGGGCTGCGCATCCGGCTTTATAAAGATGGCGGCATTCTCAAGGCTGCGTTCTACGACGAGAACGATGCAGTGCAAGGGGCCGTGACGAATCTGGACGCTATGGTTCCGGTTGATACATGGGTGCTGGTCCGTGTGCTCCTATGGAGGGGCCGTCTCTATCTGAAGATCGGCGCCCGTGGCGACGAGGACCTGAACCATTGCATCAACGCCTTCGGCGATTTTCAGGAGCCGGGCACGTTCGCGGTCAAGGCAACGGGCACAGATCCCCGCTGGTTCATCGACGGTGATACCGATCTCTGGCCTTACGCTGCCGAGCGGCTTGCAGGCCAGGCGTATCTCACGGAAACGGCTGCGTTCACACTGCCGCAATATGCGACAAGTTTAGACGCGCTCGATTTCCTCTACGACTACACGAATGATCCCGACGGGGAGAACATCACAGAGAGGCATTTGTACTACATGCTTCACCATGACGGCGCATGGTCCGGCTGGACTCATGTTAGTCCCGGCGAAGACTTGTCCGGTGTGTCCGTGGATGGGGGCGATAGCGTCCGTGTCCGTTTGACCTACACAAATCATGCGGAGTATCAGCTTAGGCCGGGCTTCCGCCGTATCCGGCTGACGTACTACGTCGATTGGATAGAGGATGTAGAGATGAAAGAGGCGCTGAAGAACTTGGCCGGGCTCATCAACGCGGACGCTACCGTGTCGGCCTACCGAGGTTGGCACGATGTGGAATGCGGACTACCGCGATGGACCGTGCCGGGCTATTACACGCGGTGTGGCGTGGTGCTCTTCGCGGATACATCGACTGAGGTCGGCGTCGGGTTCTCCGGCGGGAAACGGTGCAAGGTCTACGAGCACGGCATTGACATGTTCGTCTATATGCGCCTTGACACGGATATGGAAACGTTCGTAACGGGCGACAACATGCTCTTGGACCTCACCGAAGGAGTGAAGAAGGCCATACGTATGAGTGTGCTCGGTGACACTGTAAAGAAAGTCGAAGTCGGCAACGCCGACTACGGTATGACAATGGAGTTCGGCCCGGATGCGGAACAGGATGCGCTGCCGGGCAATATGGTGCGCGTAACGGTAACATCAAACGTGTTCGAGGCCGGAACCTAGGAGGGGAAAATGCCGGGACCGTTGGCAACAGCAGTCAAGATGGGGCCGGGTGTGTTTATTCTCGGCGGCAATACATACTTCACGGACGGGAGTATGGAAGCGGGCATGAACGGCGATATTTCTAAGGGGCGGCCAGCGACTCTTTCAATGGCCGTGGCGCTCGCCATCACGGAGCGTGCGCCGGTCCTCAAGGCGACAATCATCGAGGCCAACGCCACGTCACTCGCCGACGCATGGGACTGCACGGCGGCGAGCTGGGGACTGCCGGCGGACAAGACCCCATCAAGTGTCGCAGCATCTATCGCGGCCGGTGGGACTACGTATAGCCTCACAACCGGGTTCGTCTCGGAGTACGGCTCGGTCTCGTTCGGGGACGGTGAGACGCACGCCGTGGGCGTGACTGTCGAGGGCTACAGTCCCGACGGCGCGACCGCAGCCGGTAGTATTGTAACGCCGGTGTAACGGAGGTACGAAACGTGGCGCTGCTCTCGTTTGACAACCCGAATCTCTCAGGGGCGACAATGCCGCGCTTCAAGCGCGACCAGACCTTTGAGAAGATCGAGGTCCATAAGGGCGGGCAGTGGCTCGCGTTCTCCTGTGTCCATGCGGTCATCTGTATGCTGTGCGAGAATCGCGCATGGTCCGGCGGGCTGCTCCTGAAGGGGCAGACTGCATATCCACGGTTTGGGGTCCGGCACGTGTACGCATCCGAGGTCGACGATCAACGCAAGCGGCAGCGTTACCGCGTTATCATGTTCGGCCTCGGATGTCCCGATCACGAAGCGGATACGGTCCGGCTCGTATGGGACCGTTACAAGCGGTGGGAGAACGGGCTGCTGTGCTGGGACCATCAGGAATATCAGGCACAACGCGACATCGTTGAGATGCACGCACGGTCACTGAACGCGATGGATGATATCTGTTTCCGTGGCCATGAACGTGTGATCGGAACACCCATCGAAGGTGAGACCTTCGGCACGGGCAACGTGATCGAAGCGATAGAGGCACAAACCAAGAGAGGCCCGCATGACCCAGAAGTCAAAGCCGTCAAGTCCCCCGTCTCCGTGCCTGGAACATGGCGGCTCCGTAACGGTTGAGACGCGCGGCGGCCCCGTTGTCCTGACCGAACCCGGCCCGCGTGATGCACTGCCGTTCGTTGCCACAGCCGTCGCGGTTGTGAAGAACGGCAAGGATCTGCTCGCGCAGGTCAAGGAGGTGGTTGAGAACGATGGGGATGTAACGGAACTCGGCTTCGCCTTCATCGCGGAACTGAACACCAACCCCGGCGAACACATTGAGCAGATCGGCAAGCTACTGTCGTTCTTCACGGACAAGGATGCGGACTGGCTTCTGGACAAGAAGAATATGGCGCTGTCCGATCTGCTGGCGCTCCTGGAGGGCGCGGCGGAAGTCGTCCCTTTCGAGCGCTATATGCGGTTATTCAACAGGACTATGACACGTTTGAACAGTCTTGGCTCGATGTCCAAGCCGTCCTCGGACTCCGATGCGGCTACTCCGGAGCCGACGTTGACGGATTCGGAATCGACGGAGCCTTCCGATTCGCCGAGCGAGTAAACCGGCTCCACCGGCAAGATGTGGCAATGGATTCTATTGCTACCTTCAACGCGGTCGCGGCTGCGTTCGGCGGCGACCAGGGCGGCCAGTTCCAACGGTTTATATCCCAACTCACAGGCGAGGCCGTAGGCGCACGGGGCGCGAAGAAGATCGACGAGATTGAAGCGATGGAGTTCGAGCCACCAGAGTTCGCAGTAGCGGGAGAGTAACAGGCATGGGCAACTCCAGTGTATTCGTCGAGTTCGTATCCAACGCGAAGAAGCTGCTGAAGGATATCGGCGGCGTTGACAAGGCGATGGGGCGGCTCGGCGCAAACATCGAGAAGCATTCCCGCGCATTCAGGAATGCCGGGCTTGGCATGGCCGCCGGGCTTGGCGCGGCAGTCAAGGTGGCGGGCGATTTCGACCAGCAGCTTGCCAATATGAACTCGGTTGCTCGGGCGTCACAGGAAGAACTTGCGGAGATTCGCACGCTTGCCTTGAAGCTGGGTGGCTCGACAATCCACGGGCCGCGCAAGCTCGCGGAGGCTACTTATTGGCTGGCGTCTGCCGGGCAGAAAGCCGGGCAGATGATGAAGACGCTGCCGGGCTTGGCGCGCCTTGCGACTGCCACACAACACGATCTCGGTGAGACAACCACAATCGTAGTTGGTGCGCTCAATGCGTTCAACTATGCGGCGGATGAAACGGACCGGATAGCAAATGCCCTGGCTGCATCTATTGGCGGATCACAGGGCAACATGGAGAAGTTCGGCGCGTCGCTCAGTTCCGTTGGCGCTGTTGCGGGCGGCTTCGGACGTGATATCGAAGAAGTTCTTGCCCCGCTCGCCAAGCTGTACGATGCCAACATTGATGCCTCGGTTGCCGGTACGAGCCTCAAGACCATGTACCTTGCGTTGCTCTCACCGAACGCACAACTGACAGCGTTTACCGAGCGCACAGGCATCGCCATAGGCGAGCTTGACCCGCGTACTCGGTCACTCACTGACATCCTTGCGACACTGGTAGATAAGGGCTTCGATGCCGCCGACGCGGTAGAAGGCTTTGGGCGTGAGAGTGCAACCGCTGCATCTGTGCTTCTGGGTGTCGGCAGTCCCGCGCTCCGCGAGTTCCAGCGTGAAATCACCGGCACGGACCGCGCAACAGAGATGGCCGAAGGCCAGCAGAAGGGCTTCAACAATCAGATGAAGCTGTTCCGATCGAGCCTCGAAGAACTCGGCGTTGAACTCGGAACGAATCTGCTTGAGCCTCTAACTGATATCACCGCCAAGCTACGCGACCTTGTTTCGGTTACATCCGACTGGTCGCCGGAAGCGAAGAAGGCCGCTGTGAATACGGGGGTTTTCTCCGCAGCTGGGCTGCTCTTGTTGAGCGTGTATACGAAGTTGAAAGCACCCATTCTCGCCGCATCCAAGGGCGTCAAGTGGCTCAGCGGCATGTTCCTCGCCAACTGGCAGGCCATTGTAAAGAACATAAGCCAAGGCGGCGCATACATCCTCATGGCCGACAAGATGGGTGAAGCGGGCAGGAATGCAGCGCTCGATCAGGCACAGGCACTCATCGACGAGGGTGCGGCGTTCGACGAGATCATCATGAGTATGCGGCTCGCACGCGATCTTGGTGCCGATCTTGAATCGCTGAAATGGCCGCAGCCGCCCGCAGACTGGGGGATGGAGTTTGGTATTCCCTCGTCGCCTCTCCCGCCTGGTTACTGGGACGATCTAGCACCACCGCCCGGGGTTGTGGCTGAGATTGATGAGGTGGCCGCTGCGTTCAAGAAGATTGCCGGGTTCGAGATTGAGGGCACTGGTACCGCCGAGGCCCCGCCCGTGTTCCGCGCGATTGTCGATGCGGCAGGAGAAGTAACAAACGCAGTCAAGGTGATGAAGACCGAGTTTCAGGACATTGACTACTCCCCGATGGCCAATGGCGTGGAAGCGTTCCTTGCGCTCACATTTCACGCGCACGATCTCGGCGCAGCTATCGGCGGACTCGGTGCAGACTTCGGCGAGTTTCTTGAGAACCAAGCCCCAAACGCGGCCAATGCGTTCATGTCGAGCGCCGACCGGCTCTTTGCTGACATGGCCGCCAAGAACGGGAAGTTCTT